CTAAAGGTTAATTCAATAGTTCGTCTATTTCACAACTGTAATCACATTCGGGATAACCACAACAACCTAAAAAATTGTGTCCGTGTTTATTGTGCCTTTGAACAAGCCAAAAATTACAGTAGGGGCAAATATATTTTAATGTTTTATTTTCAGCATCATAGATACTGAACGATAATTCGTCTTGCCAATTTTCATCGAAATCTATTAACTCTATTTCCCCGAAAACCATATCTGTTTCTATATCGTACAGGAAAAACAAAAAGAAACTATTTTCATCCAAAATATATCTATCAATAACTTGATTGTATATTAATGGAGATTGTATTACCATTTGGATTGTAGGATAACTGTATAGGTTCTTATAATAAGAAAAATTATATTTTTTTGAATTATCAATAGGCGAAATCTTTTTATAGAAATCGCCCATTAATTTAGTTAAATATAATTCAATTTCACCCATTACTGAATGACATAAATTATTTTGGTAAGACCAACTCTTGTTATATTATAATCAACGGTATCTGTTAATACTTTACTTACAATTTCACTCACATTATCAATGTTAGAAGTTTCTACTAACATATTCAATCGGATTTTCTTTTGATTTTCACCATCATCATCCAATGAAGAATAAGAAACAACTGCATTAAAGAAATATCCACCATCTTCATCATTTGTTAGAACATAGGCATAATTTTCTCGCTTGATATTTGTTATGAAAAACTCTTCTTTTGAACGCATTTGCATTTCTTCTGTAATCTTCACTTCTACATCTGTGTAAGAAACTGCATTTACTAAAAAAACTTCATTCATTTTTTTGTACCCTTCGCCACCTTCGACTAATTTTAGATACTTTACGCTAACTGAAAATACACTATTCATTTTATTTTGTTTTTATTGGTTACTAAAATTTATTTTTAATCTTCAAGATTACTTACTATTGGAGTATTGAAGTTTTCAGAATCTATTTTTAAATTATGAATAACTAGTTTATTATTTGTTAAACAAACCGTTTGACAAAGATACGGTTTACCATCTATATCAACTGTTTGAATTGGTGTTAATGGTAAAGCACCTACTTTATATCTTTTAAAAACTTCATCAGTTAAATCGTTTAAATTTTGCTTAACTATTGTTTCATAATTTTTAAATTCTTTATTACTAAATTCTGATTGAAAATTCTGATTTTCTCTTGCATCTAAAATTTCCTGCATTATTTTTATCTCTAATGCTTTATCTTGTTCATTAACAACTGAAAATAAAGAATCTAATTTTTCTTGGCTTTTGTTCATTTTATTTTGTTTTTATTGGTTACTTTTTATTATCACTTACTTTTTTTTCTGCCAATTTTATTATTTCGTTAATCACAAAAATTTGGCTATCTAACAAATCGGGAACATTCTTGCTTTTTCTGTTCTTTACTTCTATTTCTTTTAGTTCTTCGATAAATTCTTCTAGTATAATTGTGTCCATTTTTATTATTTATTTGGTTTATTAAAATCAAGGGTATGATTCATTGCTATTTGTATTTGGTTGCTATCAAAATGCCGTATTACACCATCTTCAAAACTCGCACATACCCATATTGTATTTCGGTGAATACCATAATCCATCAGAAACAATACTTGTGCTTCACCGAATGGAGTATTACAGGTTATAACTTGTTGAACTTCGTGTATTACAGTCATTTAATAATTACTGATTATTATTAATTAATTTTCTACCCACAATTTTTTCACTTGTTCCATCTGTTTCCATTATTGTATCAATTTTTGCATTTGGAACGAATGTAACGGCATCCGATAGGGAATATGAACCATCGGGGTTTCTTTGTTGAGTAGTTACTTGCACAACGCATCCAACATTATCTATTTGCATCGCTTTTGTGGATTTCATCCACCCTTCATTTTCGCTTGATGCTTTGCTTATTAATTTGAAGGTATCTCCATCACCAAAAAAAACAATATCTTTTACATTTTTTTTTGCACCATTTGAAGTGGTATTATGCAAGGATTTAACAGGCATTTGTTTATGTGCAAATTGATTAAATTCTGCTTCATTAAATTCATCGTAAGACTTCTTGAAAATAGATTCAGCACAAGGATAAAACTCACCTGCAATACCTCTAATAATGAAATCACCAACTTTTGCCATCAACTGACCTTCCATCGTGGAAATCCATAAATCTTTATTATTAGTAAAGCACTTTTCTTTTCCGTTTTCATCGGTGCAAAACGATTTAATTTCTTCTAAATTATCCCCTGTCCATTGTAAAGCCGAAATAGGAATTGGCTTTTTGATATACTGCTTCATATACTTGATTATTTATTTATATTTTTAAATGCTTTTTTATGAATCCATCTAATATGCGTAAAATTTTAAATTGAGTAGGTATTCTTAACCAACGAAATAATATTATACATCTTAATATGAAAAAAATAACTACAATGAAAAGAAAAAATGATATTATAAAATAAACAAAATACCTCTTAAAAATAGATATTGATTCTATGTATTCTTCCGATAACATATCTGTTAGTAATTTTGAAATCCTTTCTGATTCTTCTTCAATAATTCTTTTGCTTTCTTCTTCTTCTTCTTCTTCTTCTTCTATATTGCTCATATCAATAATTTTAATCCCATTTAATACCACCTAAATTTGTGCCTTGTAATCCACAAATAATTGCGTTGTAAATATCAAGATGATAAACAATCATTTCGTCATCTATTATCATACAGGTAACTCTGTAAAGTGCGTTGCTATAAAACTCCCTATTCAAATTTGGAAAGTTTTTTAATACTTCTTCAATCTCGGAATTAGTGAAACCCATTTGGTATTTTGTCGGATAGTTATAAACTATATCGTAAACAGATTTATTCATACACTTTCTTTTTTTACAACATTCTTTTTCAAAAATCGTTTTATAATATTATATACATATTCTGATTCTAAAAATTCTCTTGGATAATCAATTACTTCCATTTTACAACCATTTTCTGATATGCTAACTTTTTTAATTTCACTATGGGGATATTTTGAAATAAAAGAACGGATAATATTTCTGCCTAACCAACTTTTTTGAGTTTTAGTCAATGTTAGTTTTTTATTCTTTATGAATGTATTTACAATCATTTATGATTTTATTTGATTAAATATTTTTCTTATCTCTTTACCCAACTCCGTATCATTTGAAGTTTGCTTTACTAAACAATTAAGAACAGTTAATGATAATGTCTTTTCTTCGGGTGTCAAGTCTTCTAATCTTATCTTTTGCTCCGTTAAAGAATAAAAACTCATTATATTGAAATCTTTAAACATACCAATATAACAATTATTATCTTTAAGGAATGTTTTTAGCTTATCTATTGTGGACTTACCAACAATAGGTAATTGTAATAGTTCTGTTTCTGACTTTTGAAGTAGTTGAAAGAAGTTGTCATATTTATCTTGAAACTGCCAAAATAAATTGTCATAATTTATTTCTGAACTATTATAGTCCTCATTATTTAATGAAGACGTAAGGAATTTGATTGATATATTATTTCCATTAATAATATCTTTCAAATCGGTCTGATTTGTAATTTTTTCTGTCATAGCACTTTTTTAATATTGACAAATATAGGAAATATTTTGTAAATGATTATATTTGTAATAATTATTTAATTAAAAAACTTATTAACAATTAAAATAATGTTACAGAACTTTATTGAACAATATTATCCTGCTATATCTGATAGAATAGAACAACAACAAATTACATACGGATTAGCAAGAATACATTCTCACAGGCATATTTCAAGATGTATTATTTATTCTGATTGGTATGCTGACCTTTTAAACATAGGGAAAGAGAGCATTGAAAGGATGCAGTTGTATTTTGCTATTGGCTTTCACGATATTGGTAGGCAAGGTGAATTAGAAGATGTTTGGGAATCAATTTCAGTTCAAATATACAACGATTACTTAAAAAGTCATAATATTGACAAATACAATGTCAATAATAACACTATTTTATTGGATATAATTCACGATGTAGATTGTTTGGATATAATGCGAAGTGGAACAGGTAGGGGTGGTATTATGGGGTTCGATAAAAAATATCTAAACTTATTTAAAGAAAATGTATTTTTGCAGGATAAAATAATTTCAAATGCGTGGCAATTAATAAATAATTCTGACAGTATTGAATATGATACTAAAGAATGTTTAAAAATGATTCACGAATTAAATCTTAATAAATGGATATAACATTATCAATATTGATTTGTTCTGTTGATGTAGAGGAAAGACAAATTAAATTAAAGAAATTGATTTCTGAATTAAATAATCAAATATCAAAAAACTATGCAGAAGAAATAGTTGAGATAATAGTTGATACAGATAATATGCAAAAATCAGTAGGGCAAAAAAGAAATGATTTAATTGAAAAATCACAAGGGGAATTTATATGTTTTGTTGATGATGATGATTTTGTTTCTGAAAATTATTTAAGCAAAATATTGTATCAATTAAATTCAACTATTGATATTCTTTTAATTTGCATTAATCATATTGAAGATGGTGTTGCTACAACTAATATTATGCCATCACTTTATATTGATAATTTAAAAACAAATGAAGTGGTATTCAAGACAAATCATTTTCATTTATGCCCTCATAAAAAATCAATAGCGAAAAAAGTATTGTTTGAGTGCGTTAATTTTGCAGAAGATATGCTTTATTCTAAAAAAATGATTAATTACATTAACAACTATTATAGTGTTTCAGAACCTATTTATATTTACAATGACAACCTTAAAAAAAGTTTAACGAGAAATGTTTAGTATTATTCCAAATTTGAATGACAATTTTTATAATTGGTTCGGTGATAGTAAAATTGTAGATACAAATAATCAACCAATGATGATGTACCACAGGTCAAGATGCAAAGAATTGTTTAGTGAATTTCAGTTAGAAAATATAGAAAAAAATCCCTATAATGTAGATTATGGAATTTTCTTTGTAAATGCTCACTATTCGCATAATGTATCTTATATTGGAGATGGTTTAGAGTATTATGTTTTCCTAAAAATGCTTAATCCCTTTTATATTTACGATTTCAATGGTCAGCCATACGATATGCTCGGACAAACACTTGTATTTATTGATGTAAGTAAGCCATATTGTGAGGATTTAAAATCAAAAGGATATGATGGCATAATCATTAAATCAAATCTCTACGACCAATATGTTGCATTTGAACCAAATCAGATTAAAAGCGTAAATAATGATGGTAATTATAAAATTGAAACAAATAATATATTCATTTAATGAAGATAATTATTTATTATATAAAATAATACTATTCCTGCGATGAACCCATATAAAAAGTTCCTTCTCGCTATTTTTTTTCTTTGAGCGTATCTCATCTTTAAATTCTTTTTCTAAATCAATATTTAATATAGTTTTTACTATCAGTTCCTAACCATTTAACTATTTTAAAAAAAGTCAATAAATCGGGCATACTTCCTCTCTCAATTCTCGACAAAGTTGGTTTTGAAATGCCTATCTGTTTTGAACAAACATCAATACTTAGACTACATTCTATAATTCTCTTTAATCTTAAATCTTTTTTCAACGATTCGCTATCGTAAATAATATCAATATTCATCATCATCTGTACTAAAAAAATAAATAGATATAATCATAATTACTACAATGATGGAATATATAAATATTGTTACATCATCAATTTGCTTCATACACATAATTTTTAAACAATGATAAACCTGCTTTTGGGTAGTCCAATAAATTATCTGAAAAAAGACCTACTTTATTTACTTTTTGTTCTTCCCAAAGTTTTTGTAAAGCATTTTCTGTTGGAAATCCCGAACCGAATATCTCTGCAAAAAGTTCAAAAGATATTTTTTCAGTATTATGCTTTTTAGATTCATATTGAAGATACCAACAATACATCACGCCAATACCTGCTGAACTACAAATAAATGAAAGAAATAAAAGAATCCTGTCATCAACTTGATAATCGTGAACTATCAAAATTCTTTTTTGTAATAATTTATAAATAAATGGCTTTTCTTCTTCGGGTACTTCGTATGAACTATTTTTACTTAAAATCAATTTCACAAATATCTCCGAAGTTTCATTGTCCATAGGATATTTAGATAATTTTTCAAATTTCTTAGCAAATAATTCTTCTATCGAATTAGGTTGCTCGGTAACACTAAATTGAATCATAATCATTTGTTTTTTTACTTATTTCATCACGAATAATAATTGCTAAATCCCAATTTTCATCTGCTTCTGCCTTTTTAAGTATATGTCGCAAAACCATAAGAGGTAAAGTGTGAAATTCATCTTGTGTAATAACACGAGTATTTATAGATTGAATAGATTGAAAATTAAGACCCATCTTATCCTTTAAGTCATTAACAAAATCATTGACAATAGATTCAGTTTGTTCATTTTTAATATTATTCAATCCATCTGCCGTAAATAATTCAGAATTGAAAATTGTATTTGAATTTGATTCTAATTTATTTTTTGAATCATCTAATTTTCTCCTGTATTTTTTTTTAACTTTATTTTTTAAAACTTCCGATTTAATAATTGGGTGTTCATCAACATACCACCAATCTTTAACATCACTTTTAGGAACGAAATCAGAAGAATCATCATTTAAAGATAATAGAAACATCCCCTCACTTTCGATGTATCTACCAACATAGTTAATCGCATCCTCATCATGTAGATTAAAGATAACAGGACTGTCATTAAGGGGCATCCCCTTAGAGTTTTTTGAATTTTTCTTATTGTTTGTCATAGCTTAAATTTTAATTATTTGCAATATTATGGATAAATTCTTATATAAACGCATCACTAATGAAATAAACTTATCAACAATGATTTTTTAATATTGAAATAATATGAAAATACGATAAAAGTTAATATATTTGTTTTAACTAAATGAAAAATAATGGTAAAATTCAGCAAACAAGAACAAGCAGATTTTAATTTTTGGAAACAAGATGGAAATGTTTCTAAAAATAACGATGGTACTTATTCCACACAGGATGCACAATATACAAATAGTTTGAAAGATATGGATGCGTTGAAAGAATATTATTTCAAAGAGTTTTTAAGTGGTAGTCGATATGCAGGTGGTGGTGAAGTTGAATATGAAATAAAAAGAATTGTTAATGAAGCGAAAAATCACAAGAAAAACACACATTTTGCTATTCATAAACCTACAAATTCAATAGTTTTTACTTGGGATTATAATAATTATGATACAAAAGAATTAAACGCACATAAAGACGATTATTTTTATTTTGATGTTAAGGATATTGTATCGGGAAATGTAGATAAATATGTTAAATCTGATTTTTCTATTGTTCAAAGAAAGGATTTAGAAAAAAGAGGTATTGACTTAAATAATTATTTAGTTTTTTTAGGTCAGAAATATGATAGGTCAGAATCTAAAAATGAATCTGATGGTGGTGAAGCAGGTTTTGATGATGAAGGAACTTCAATGGTTATGTATCACGAAAAGAGAGGAAATTTTATCATACCAAAAGGACAAATTTATCTATGGCTTTATGAAGGTGAAAAAATTGGTGAAAAATTACAGAATGAACAATACGATTGGGTATTTTATCCGTTGACTTCACATAATATGGCTTTTCAAAGTGGATATATTCCACCATTAAAAAGAGTTTGGACTAAAAAATTCCAAAAAGAACATAAAGGTTCAGAGCATTTATTGGGATTGATAAAAGCATACCTTATAGAAAAAGAAGGTAAAAAAGAATTGTTTATTGATATGATGTCTGTAAATCCTACTAAAATTAAAAAGGGTATTATGTCGTATATGATTAAAGATTTGAGAGATGCTTTTAATTTATCGCAAGACCAAGTTACTTTCAGTAAACTTACAAAAGAAGGTGAAAAATTTATTGCTAAAAAAAAATATAGTGATGGTGGTGAAACAAGGGATGAAATAGAAGATAAAATTGCAGGATTAAAATTAAGAATTGCCAAAACTAAAAAACAAATTTCGGGATATGAAACAACCGAAAGAGGTAAATACAATAAACTATTTCAAGAAAAAGTAGTTCCTTTACAAAAAGAATTAGATACTCTTTCTGATTTATATGGAAAAAGTAAATATGAAAAAGGTGGTGCTATATACCCCGATTTATCATTAATAAAAGCAGATGTAGTAAATGATTCTGTTGTATTAGATGAATTTGAAATAAAAAAAACAAAAAACACATTTACAATAAATGGTTTAGAGAATAAAAAAATTAAAGAAAGTAGCGATATAGTAAGAGTTTTAAGAAGTTTGTGGGAGAAAGACACAATAAATGCCTACGAACAATCGTATGTTTTGTACTTGAACAAATCTAATAACGTAATTGGTTATTATCATCATTCTTCGGGTGGTATTGATGGAACTATTATGGATGTTCAAATGATTAGTGGAATGGCACTTAAATCATTGGCTAAAGGAGTTATTATAGCACATAATCACCCATCTGAAAGCACATTACCAAGCGATGCCGATAAAAGAATTACAAATCAAATAAAAGATGCCCTAAAAGTTTTTAATATTTTGTTGTTGGATTCAATAATCATAACTGATGAAAGTTATTTTAGTTTTTGTGATGAGGGATTGATTTAATATTTTAAAAATAATATACAATGGAATTTCTAAAAGAGTATATTGGTAAAAATGTAAAACGTAAAAACCTTAATGGTGGAGATAGATATTATTTTGTTTTAGGTTATTCTAATCTGTTAGGCTACAAGCTATTTGAAACAATAACAGATGCAACAATTAATATTGCCCCCGAATTATTTGAGAAAAAATTTAAAGTGTTAAAATGAATTGGTCAAAAATAAATATTAGAGATTTAGAAAAAGTATTTAATGAAGTTTTTAATCCCGAAACATTATTTGGTTTTCAAGCAATCCAATATGATGAAGCATTGAGAAAATCAAGTTATTACGGAATTAATTGGAAAAAAGAAATGCAAAATGCAGATGTTTATTTTAATTTTGTTGCAGATTATTTAGAAAATGAAGGTTTAACACCTAATGATTTTAAAGAAAACTAATTATATTTACCTAAAAAATTAACGAGATGGCAATTATAGATTTATTAAACCCGAACAAGTATGTAAGCAAGGAAGAATTAGTTAAAAGATTAACTCTATGTAATTCCTGCCCCGAAAGATTAGAAGCAAGTAAAGGAAATCCTTTAACTAAATTTAGCCGTTGCCCCGAATGTGGTTGTTTTGTTCGTTTAAAAGCACGATTAGACACCGAATCTTGTCCTTTAGGTGATTGGGGCGATGAAACAATAAATGAATAAATGAAATAATTTTTGTACATTTGTGTACTTCATATTGATTTATAAACGGAATCACTTGTCATAGCAGATATAGATTCCGTTTTTTTTGTATATATTTGTTTGTTGATTTAATTGATATATATTTGTTATTATTCAAGGGGGGTAGTTTCTGCCAAGCGAATATCCCCCTTTTGTTAAAAAAATACGAAAATTGGAAACTCTAAATAAACAGGAAATAATAAATTATGTGTTGGATAATCCTTCCTACTTTGATTTTATGCCCCAAGAAATTCAAGGTCGATTAAATACATCGGAAGAATTAACTATTCCACAAATACAAAAAAAGATTATTGAAGAAGTTTACGAGCCTTTAACACAAGCCGAAATAGAGAAGATAACACCTGCTACTCAAAAAGCCGAAAGTGAATTATATTCAATTCTACATAAAGTTGGCATTAATATACACAAACCTATGCAATGGGTAATCATTAAGTCTAAGAACGGCTTTAATTGGAACACTTGTTACACACAAGGTAGTGTTATTATTCTTTCTGAATCACGAATTAATGGAGATGATAATTTAGCACAAGTATTGGCTCACGAAATGATTCACATATACCAAAGAAGATACCCTAAATTATTCCGTAAGTTCTATAAAGAAAAAATGAACTTTACAGATTTTAAACCGACTGAAAAACAATTAGAAAGTATTGATGAATTAGGTATTGATAAAGTATATGTTGAAAACCCCGACAACTGCCACTTAGGTCTAATGGTTTATAAAGATAAGTATTTGCCTATCACAATTATTTTACCAAATGAAAGACAACCTACAAATACCGTTCTTGAATTAACAGAAGATAAGGTTATATGGGATAAGGAAAATAAACAACAAATGAACGCATACGACAAAGTTAGACTTGACCAACCTAACGAAATGTTCGCTTATATGGTTACAAAAAATATAAATAATGACTAAGAAAACAATTATAGGATTGCTTGTTGTAACAGGAATAGTTGTTGTATATTATTACTACAATAAAAAAGCATCTGTATCAAGTAAAAATTACAACGATAAAAGTATGACTACCGAAAAGGAGGGTCTTGAATTTTATAAAAAATTATCTTCCCAAGAACAATGGTTATATAGCCAAGAGGGTATTGAGAAATTTACTAAATCATATAGTGAAAATGTTACTAAAGGAAAACACAATCAAATGATGGATATTTTAAATCACTCAAAAGAAAAAAGAGGTGCTGACCAATCAAAAATAGTTCAAGATACATTTGACAATGTAGTGGAAAAAATAGATAAATAATAAAAACTACAAAGTAGTCAAAAATTATCTCCAAAAAAAATCCCTTCTTTTCAGTTGGGATTTTTTTTAAATGTAATAAGAGCAGAACTAATCACTCCATTTAAAGTGTGAGGAGCATAACTTCCACGAATAACAAAATCAACTTCTTCACCTTCTGTACCGAACTCATTAGCACCTTGAATTGAATCTGTGTGAAGCATTAAATATTTCACCTGCGATTTGCCAAATTCATACCTTACCTGCCAATCAAATTTATCTTTCTTTATCAGAATACCCTTTAAGAAATTATTCATTATTTTAGTTTTTTCAAAGATAGTAAAATTATTTAATAAAATAATACATCTACAATTTATTTCTTGAATTTAATATCACTTGATAAGATATTATCATAGTGTCGAGAATATTCATCTTTTAAGCTATACCTTCTGAATACTAATTTATTTTTAACTACGTACTCAAACGCACCAATAACAATACAGTCAAGGGTTTTACCCTGTACAACTATCTCACATTTAGTTCCTTCTTCGGTATTATCTACGCTATAAATCATATCAAATTTGATTAAAAAATATTATTTACAAAGATAATAGATTATTTAATAAAATAAACTACACAAATTAAAAAAAAACATAAATTGTGTGTTTATAAATAAAAAACACTATATTTGAAGAATACTATGAAATGTGATTGTCGGAATTGCTAATAGTTACTAAAAGAAAGCTAAACAAAAAGAACCTTTTTTTTTCAATCTCATCCCCTTTAATTTTTAGAGGGGATTTTTTATTTAATAAAATAATTATTAACATTTTTGAATTGATATTAAAAAAAATACTATTTTTGTCATCACGTTAGGTAAAATAGTAATCAAAATAATAATTAATATAAACGAGCAATATGAAAAACATAATCTTCAATATCGAAGGTGGTATTGGTAAATCAATTATGGCGACTGCCGTATGTGAAGCGATTAAAAAACAATACCCACAAGACAGGTTAATTGTCGTAACGGCATATCCCGAAGTATTCATTTGTAATCCCCACGTGGACAAATGTTTTAATCACAATCAACTATCTTACTTTTACAAAGAATTTATCGAAGAAGGTAATTTTTTAGCATTAATGCACAATCCATATTTGGAAACAAATTTTATTTCGAGAAAAGAACACTTGTTAGATACGTGGTGTAATATGTTTGGAATTAAATATGAAGGTGAACAACCTAAATTGTATTTAAGTCAAAGAGAAAAAGACTTTTACGGAAGACAATTCGCTAGTAACAAACCAATTTTCGTTATTCAAACAAGTGGTGGTGCAGGAAATCAAGGAATTAAATATTCTTGGTCAAGAGATATTCCTGTGAATGTTGCACAACAAGTAGTAAATGAATTTGCAAATGAATATAATGTGATTCATATTCGTAGAGATGACCAAATAACATTACAAAATACAACGCCTGTACAAGCAGATTTTAGAGCATTGTTTGGATTGATAAATATATCTCAAAAGAGATTGTTTATGGATAGCTTCGGACAACATACTGCAAAAGCATTGGACTTGGATTCAGTTGTGTGTTGGATAGGTAATACACCTGCTCAATTTGGATATGATAACAATGTAAATATTCTTGCAAAAGAAGAAACAAAAAAAGGGGAATTGAAAAATTCGTTTTTAAGTAAATATAACATTGTTGGAGATTTAACTGAATTTCCATATAATAGTGAAAATGAAATTTTTAATGCAGAAGAAATAATCGAAGCATTAAGGGGGGGTAATTTCAATAGGGTTTAATTTTATTTTTAAATGAAAAATAAATTAAGAACTGAATTGTATCAAGCAGTTAGACCTAATATTACAGGCTTTCTATATGGTGGATTCGATAACCCTGTTTTAAAGAAATATTGTTTGTTTCCAAATGATAATGCAGTAACACAATCGCTTATTAAAGGGTTTTTGTATGAGCAGTATATGTTCGACTTCTTAAAAGACAACTCAATCAATTTACTTGATTCTGATGTGATAGAAGTAGGTTCAAATAATGGTCATTTTACTATTGAATTTGCAGAATTGGTAGGAAATAAAGGTCGAGTGTTTGCTTATGAGCCACAAAGAATAATTTTTCAGCAATTATGTTGTAATTTATTTTTAAATGGTATAGACAATGTTTTCACACATCAAGTAGCAATAGGTAATGAACAAGGAGTAGTAAAATTTGAGTACGCAGATTACTTCTTTAACGGTTCAGTAAACTTCGGTGATGTTTCTGTTTATGATGATAAAGAATCCCATATTAATTCGTTTGAAGAAGTAAAATCAGATAGGTTAGATTCTTATGAATTTAAGGAAGTGAAAGTATTAAAAATAGATGTTCAAGGTTACGAATCAAATGTAATCAATGGTGCATTAAAAACAATAGAAAAACATAGACCTTATATTTTTATTGAGATAGAAGAAAAATGTCTAAGTAAATTCGGGAGTTCAGAAAAAGAATTGATAAAAATAATAGAAGACTTAGAATATGTTGTTGAAAGATTTCAAGTAGGAATACCTTATAATTCATCAAGTGGTCATTGTTTGGATTGTGTGTGTATTCCAAAAGAGAAGTATGATAATAAAAAGTATGTAATTAAATAAAAGTAAAATGGTAGGCATTTACAAAATAATTTGCGAATCTAATGGTAGTGTTTATGTAGGTAGTAGTTCTGATATAAAAAAAAGATGGAGTTCACATAAAAGTAAAATTAAAAAAATAAATCATAATCCAAAAATAAATAATTGTATAAAAAAATATGGAAAAGATAATTTTTCATTTCACATAATAGAAGAATGTTCTGTTGTAAATTTAATTGAAAGAGAACAGTTTTGGGCTGATGATTTTAAAGGAAATGGATTTAGATTATTAAATTGTGGAGAATTTGTAGAAAGTCCATCGAGAGGTGTAAAATTATCGCAAGATAGAATAAATAAGATGAAGGATTCGTTAAAAGGTAATAAGCATACACTTGGCAGGAAATTAACAGAAGAACATAAAAAAAATATTTCTAAAGCATTATTAGGTCATAAAATGTCTGATAAAAATAAGAAAATACTTTATCCATTTACGATAAGAAAAAAATCAAAAGCAGATAAGCAAAAAATATCTAAATCAAGAATTGAAAAGTATGGAGTTAAAATAATTTGTTTGCAAACTAATGAGGTATTTAATTCATTGATAGAAGCATCTATAAAGACAAAAGCATCATATCAAAGTATAAGACAGTCAATAATTCGTGGGGGTAAATGTCAAGGATTAAATTATTATTATTTAGATAATAAATTAAGTATTGAAGAAAAAGAAAAATTGATAAATACAAATTTGAGAAATAATAAAAAAAACAATAAGTCAAATCATAAAGAATTATGTAGGCAACAAACAGGTAAAAAAGTATATTGTGTTGAAATAGATAAAAAATTTATATCTATATCAGAAGCATCTGAATATTTTAATGTTTCTAGTACAACAATAAGAAACTATTTACAATTAAATAAAAAATTAAATAATAATTACACATTAAAAAGTATATGTTAAAAGAAATATTTTTCCAAAGTAGTATGCCCCGAAGTGGAAGCACATTGTTTCAATCTATATTAGATAATAATCCTAAGATTTATGGAACAGGAACAGATGGTTGTTTAGAATTGTTGTTCGGTGCAAGAGCAAATTTTAGTACATCTCCCGAATTTAAAGCACAAGATTCTGAATTGATGAAAAAAGCATTTATTAACTTTTGTAATAAAGGCATAAATGGATATTGCGAAAGTTTAATTGATGGAACAGAAAAAGAATACGTTATTCTTAAAAGTAGAGGTTGGGGAGTTTATAGACCTTTTTTAGAATCATTCTATCCAAATCCAAAAGTGATTTGTTTAGTAAGAGATTTACGTTCAGTTGTTTCTTCTTATGAGAAAATATTTCGTAAAAATCAGATAATTCAAGACCCAATTAGAAATGATTCCACAGGTGCAGGAACAACAGTACATAAAAGAGTTGATGAGTGGATGCACCCAACTAATACTATCGGTAGAGCAGTAGAGCGTATTTTTGAAATGAGCCGATTAGGTTTTGATGATAAAGTTTTGTTTGTGAAATATGAAAATTTATGTCTTTATCCCGAAATGGAAATGAAAAGGGTTTATGATTATTTAGAAATACCATATTTTCAACACGATTTTGACAATATAAAACAAACAATAAAAGAAGATGATTCAGTTTATGGACTTACAAATGATTTACATACAATAAAACCAAAATTAGAATTAAACAATCCCGATTATAAGGAAATTTTAGGAAATGATGTTTGTAATTGGATTCAAAATACTTACAAGTGGTACTTTGATAAGTTTCAATATAAGTGAAATTATTAAGAAATTGGGTAGCGAAAGTTACCCTTTTTTTGTTTTACATTAACTCGTAATTAGGCAATTATTGAAAAAAAAATAAAATAATACCAAAAAAAAAATTACATTTGCATAGAGTATGGTAATTAAATTAAATTTTTAACAACTAATATATAAAAAAATGGCAAAGAAAAATAAAGTAGAAGCAGTAGCACCTGCACCGAATCAATGGAAAACACTTCACGTTTTTGGTTTTGGTAAAACACAACTAATTAATGAAATGCAATTAGGTAAACTTCGCAAAGCCGAAAGAAACCTTGTAGATGGTAAACTTCCAAAATTTGTAGATGATAGAGTAGAAACTTCTACATTAACAAAAGCACAAGCATTAATTGATTTCGTATATTCTAAGAAACCTGCTGATTCAGATGCAGGAGTTGAATATCACGCAATTACTATTGTAAAAAATGTACATTGTTTATATGTTCCTAAAAATGTTGATGAAGAACATTTCCGTATTTTATATAAAGATATGGATGCTACATTAATTGAAGATTTAGTTTCTGAACTACAAGCACTTTAATTAAAAATATATAAAGTAGTTAAGTAATGCTATTACTTGATTAAATTAAAATTAATCCCCCTTCATTAATTTGTTGGGGGTTTTTTAATTATATATTTTTAATTAATATTTTGTTATTTTTTCGTAGTTTAGTGGTTTCAAATCAGAATTTTAAACATAAAAATATGGATAACGATAATTCATTTAGACAAATAGGTGCAGGAATTAATTTTTTATCCCCTACCGAT